ACAGTATGCAGAGCAGCTAGCAATTAGCACAGCACCACCTCCACCTCCACCTGCTGAATCGGCAACAGCAGCAGCCCCAGCTTTAGAAAACGCTGGTGCCACTACCCCGTCTGGCATTCGTAAAGGTATGGGCCGCCGTAAGTTACGCACTGATATGGCTGGTGGTACTGGTGGCCTATCTATCCCTAACGTCTGATGGATCTTAAACTGACTAGCAACGTAGACCGCCAGTCAAAACCTTACAGCGATGACGAGGAAGGGCTAACAGCTGCAGCTAGGTATCAACGCTTGGTTACTAGCCGCGATGCCTACCTACAGCGGGCTAGGGATTGCAGCAAGGTTACCATTCCAACCCTGATACCTGACGCAGGGGAGAAAGATCGCGGCACACTCAAGACCCCATACCAATCTCTTGGGGCAAGAGGTGTTAACTACTTGGCTAGTAAGTTACTGATCACCCTGTTCCCGCCTAACTCAGCATTCTTTAAGCTAGAGATTGACGACCTGGTGTTACAGGCTACTGAGAATGGCCCTGAGATTAAGGCTGAATTTGATAGCGCCTTAGTGAATGTTGAACATGCAGTGATGGTTGCAATGGAGACGGCTAATGGCCGGGCTTCTATGCACGAAGCATTCAAACATCTGTTAGTTGGCGGCAACGTCTTGCTATATGTGGAGGAAGATGGCTTCCGTGTTATCCACTTAAACCGCTATGCACTATGTCGTGATCCGACGGGTCATGTCATAGAAATTGTGGTGGAAGAAGAAGTTTATCCTGAAGTATTACCTGCAGATTTTCTAGAATCAATAGAGGCTAATGATGATAGCGAGGGATACAGCAGCGAGAAGACACTCAAGCTGTACACCCACATTGAATATGAAAACGACAAGGTACATTGGTATCAAGAAGCAAAAGGCAAGGAGATCCCAGGCACCCATGGCATGTGTGATACCGATGTATCACCGTGGATACCGTTACGGTTTAACCGGGTAGACGGTGAAGAGTATGGCCGCGGCTATGTCGAGGAATACTACGGTGACCTGCTAGCCCTTGAAGCTTTATACCAAGCAGTACTTGAAGGCAGTGCAGCAGCAGCCAAGATCCTGTTCCTTGTTAATCCCAATGGCACTACTCGCCCACGCACCCTGGCTAATGCTGCTAACGGATCAATCATTCAAGGTAATGCAGCTGATGTAACTGTTATCCAAAGCCAAAAGTCACAAGACCTAAGCATTGCTAACAGTGTGATTGATCGCATTGAAGGCCGGTTGCAGTTTGCGTTCTTATTGAACACTGCTATCCAACGACCAGGTGAACGGGTAACAGCACAAGAGATCCGGTACATGAGCCAAGAGTTGGAGGCTGGTATTGGTGGGCTGTATTCAATCCTTACCCAAGAACTACAGCTACCACTGGTGCGTCGCTTGATGCACGTCATGCGTAAACAGCGCAAGCTACCAGAGTTTCCTAAAGGTGAAGGCGGCAAGGCGTTAGTTAATCCCAAGCCTGTTACTGGCCTTGAAGCTATTGGTCGTGGTGATGATCGCAACAAGTTGGTTGATTTTATTACTACTGTCGGCCAAGTATTAGGACCAGACGTATTGCAGAAATACATTAATATAGACGAGGCATTACGTCGGTTAGCCAACAGTGAATCTATCGACACTACCAATTTGGTTAAGACGAAAGAACAACTGGATGGTGAAGCGGCTGCTGCTAATGAACAGATGGTGCAACAGCAACAACAAGCAATGGTGGCGCAAGGCATGAAGTCTCCTGCCCTTGCGAATCTAGTAAACAACTACACCCAGGAAGGTTCGCCTTATGGCCCGCAATCAAATGACGAAGGAGTCCCTAACCAGTTCCCCGACCCCGCCGGACAACAGCAACTGCCTGCTGGGGAAGGAGCTGTTGCCCCCGGTCCCCCCGTCTGAAGAGATCATTATCACTGAGTCCACTCAGTTTGGATCTACTGCCACATCAGGTGCCCAGCCTGTGATGACAGTAGATAACGCTCAACACATCACCATTAATTAACCACCATGCCCGACCCAGTTACCATCAGGACCGAAGGATCACCTGCTCTTTCGGCTGACAACATTGCTTTCCTTGAAGCCAATCAAGGCGAAGCACCAACCGAAGAAGAGTTACTACTGGCTGGTAAGTACAAGTCAGTAGAAGAATTAGAGCGGGGCTACAAAGAATTACAAACCAAGCTAAGCCAAGGCAAACCAGAACCTGAGGAGGCAGTTGAACAGGTTGAAGAAAGCGAAGAGGAACCTGAAGCAGGGCCGGAGTCACGGTCAGCCCAAGAGATCTATGGCGATCTAGTTGGCGGCAGGTTGGAAGAAGCAGAGATTAATTTCTCTGACATGAACAGCCGCTGGCAACAGTCGGGTGAACTTGATGCCGATGACTACAGCCAGCTAGATCAAGCTGGGTTTAATAAAGAAATGGTTGATGCCTACCTGGCTGGCTTGAACTATCAAGCTGCTAAGGATTCTGCATTAACTATGCAGCAGATCAATGAAGTAAAAGCCAGTGTCGGTGGTGAGGCTGAGTATGCAGCCATGGTTGAATGGGCATCCAAGAACCTAAGTAAAGAAGAGGTTGCAGCGTTTGATTCCATTGTTAATTCTCAGCCACTGTCAACAATTAAGTTGGCTACTGCTGGTATTTACAGTAGGTACACTGGTGCTAATGGCCGTGAACCTAAGCTGATAGGTGGTCGCACACCACGTTCTGACGGTGATGTATTTGAATCCACAGCACAAGTTGTGGAAGCAATGAGTGATCCTAAGTACCACAAAGATCCAGCTTATAGAAAGAAAGTAGAAGCCAAGCTCAGTAGATCTAAGGTCTTTTGATTATTTGGCCCTGGGTTACCGGGGCCTTTTTTATGGTCTATGCTTTTAGTACCTAGACCCACTCATTGATCGACGGCCCGTTGCGACGGACACCCCCAGTGACAGGAGTTCAGGTCAGGGAAACCTAACCCAACTTCTCTAGGAGAAAACTAATGGCTGCTCCCAATTTTGATGCAACACGCTTAGGTCTAATTAACAACGCTGGCGGCGGTGCGTTCGCTGGCGACAACGCTATGTTCCTTAAGGTATGGGCTGGTGAAGTCCTTACCGCTTTCCGCAAGTCAACAGTATTTGAAGCCCTTCATAAGGTTCGCACTATCAGCTCTGGTAAGACTGCTTCGTTCCCCATCATTGGTGTGAACTCAGCTACCTACCACACACCTGGCAACCAAATCATTGGCACCCAACAAAAGGTTGCTGAAGCTACCATCAACATTGATGACAAGCTGATCAGTTCAGTATTCCTGGCTGATATTGATGAAGCTAAGAACCACTATGACGTTCGCTCCCAGTTCTCAGCAGAGATGGGGAATGCTTTGGCATACAGGTACGACCAAAACGTAGCTGCTGTTATTGCTAAAGCTGCACGTACTGCCACTAACTTCAACACTGACCTCCCTGGTGGTACTCGCATCAAGATCACTGCTGCTAACAAAGCTGCAGTGACTGGTGCCCAAATGGCTGCTGCATTATTTGCAGCTGCTCAGAAGATGGATGAGAACAACCTGCCCGAAAACGAGCGTTACTGTTGCTTAGCTCCTGCTGAGTATTACAAGCTCGTTCAAACGACAGATGTAATCAACCGCGACTGGGGCGGTCAAGGTGCTTATGCCGACGGCACTGTGCTGAAGGTAGCTGGCATTGACATTATCAAATCCAACCACTTGCCTAGCACTAACCGCTCTGCGGTAACTGGGGAAAATAACGCTTACAACGCTGACTACACAGACAACGTTGCTTTGGTATGGAACCCTGGTGCAGCTGGCACAGTTAAGCTGATGGACCTGAAGATGGAAACCACTGGCGGTGATGTTCATGCTCTATGGCAAGGCACCTTTATGGTTGCTTCCATGGCATGTGGTTCTGGTGTATTACGCCCTGATTGCAGCATTGAAATCTACTGGGCTGTGTCTTAGACCTATTTGTTTTTAACAGTCACAATGGGGGCACAACCGCCCCCATTTTTTTTGGAGTAACACCATGACAATGGCTCGCACTAGCTTCTTAGAAGCAGTTAATCGAGTACTGCAAATGATGGGGGAAGCCCCAGTCAATAGCCTTAATGGGCAGTACGGCTTAGCCTTGCAAGCTCAAGACTCATTGAATGACGTAAGCCGCAGGTTGCAATCAGAAGGCTGGTCGTTTAATACTGACCGTGAAAAGCTATTGCAACGCGACGCATCAACTAATCAAATTGCTGTTGGCCCCAACATCAGCCGAGTGGTAATAGATCCTTACCGTTACCCAGCACTTGATATCGTCCAACGTGGTGGCAGGCTATACGACAGGTTTAATAACACCTATGTATTTGACGAAGACTTATATGTAGATCTGACCATCATCCTAGAGTGGGAAGAATTACCTGAACATGCTCGGCAGTACATCACCATTAAGGCTGGCCGTCAGTTACAAGAAGCGATCCTTGGCAGTGTGGATCTGACTAAGATAAACCTGACAGCAGAGATGGAGGCTAAGGCCCTGTTCCTGGACGAGGAGACTGTTGTCAGCGACCACAGCATGTTACGTGGCAATCCCAACCATAGTGGTGTCACAATGGCGTACATGCCTAGCAGAGCCCTTCGCCGTCAATAGTCATGCCACTGATCAGCAGCTCTATTCCTAACCTGATCAATGGCATTAGCCAGCAACCGGCTGCATTGCGCTTAGCATCACAAGCTGAAACTGTAGTCAACTGTTTACCCAGCCCAGTTGAAGGGTTAAAAAAACGACCACCGTGTTATCACATCGCCAAGCTATTTGCTGGTAGTGCAGGGGCTGGTCGTCCTTTCACCCATATTGTTGATCGTGATGGCACGATTAAATACTTGGTGATGATTCAAGATGCCACCCTTAAAGTATTTGGTTTAGACGGTTCTGCTAAAACTGTTAATGCTCCTAGCGGATTTAGTTACCTTGATATAACAGGTGAGCCTAGCCAGATATTTCGGGTTGCTTCTATTGCTGATTATACCTTCATTGTAAATCGTGAAAAGACAGTGGCGATGTCAGCATCAACATCACCCAACTGGGGCACCAAAAGCATGGTGTTCATTAAGACTGCTGATTATGCAACTACTTATAGCATCACCGTTGATAGCGTAACCGTAAGTGACACTACTGCTAACAGCGGTGGCAGCGTACCCAGTAATGTAACTATCGCCACTAACTTAACCGCTAGCTTAAATGCCAACGGTACTTTTAATGCCGCATTTGTAGCAACCCAAACTGACTACATTGTGCGCATTACCAAGAACGACGGTGGTGCATATACTTTGTCGTCTAAGGATACGCGCAACGGCGCTATGACCGTAGCTATTAAAGGTACTGTTGATACCTTGTCAGACTTGCCAACTATTGCTGAGCATGGCTTTACAGTAAAGATCTTAGGTAGTAAATCTACGGGCCTTGATGATTACTACGTTAAATTTGAAACTAATACCGGCAGTGGGTTTGGCCATGGCATCTGGAGGGAAACAGTAGGTCCTGGCATCCCGTATCTATTTGATGCAGCAACTATGCCGCATGTCTTAATTCGTAATTCCAATGGCACCTTTACTTTTGAACCATTTACTTGGGCTGGTCGGGTAGCAGGGGATACCTTGACCGCTCCTGATCCTAGTTTTATTGGCAGCAAGATCCAGAATTTACAGTTGTTTAGGAACCGCTTAGCGTTCTTGTCTGATGAAAATGTAATCCTATCGGCTGCTGATTCTTACGACCGCTTTTTCCCTGAGACCGTACAGACTATTGTCGATAGTGACCCTATTGATATTGCGACTGGTGGCCAAGAGATTAATTTCTTAGTTAGCAGTTTAGCTTTTGCTAACTCCCTGCTGCTATTCAGTAGGCACAGCCAGTTTCGTCTAGATACAGGGAACGTAGCTGCAGCTTTGTCGCCAAAGACAGCCAGCATCGCTGCCCTTACTACTTTTGAGATGGTGGATACGGTAGACCCTGTTGCTGTAGGTCGTACTATTTTCTTTGCTGTACCTAAAGGTGACTTCAGTGGGGTAAGAGAGTTCTTCCTGCCTGATAGCAGTGGCCCTGTTCCAATATCAGAAGAAATAACATCTCCAATCCCTCGGTTTATCCCTGATGCTTTGGCGTCTATGACTGCAACCGTATCAGAAGAAGGGCTGGTGCTACTTAGCAAGGATGAACCCAGACGGATATACCTATATAAATTCTTCTTCCAAGACGATACCAAGCTGCAATCATCCTGGTCGTATTGGGAGCTGGAAGGCGTTAAGACTATTGTTGGCGCTGATATCCTTGATAGCGACCTATACCTAACTGTTGAATACGCTGATGGTGTTTACCTAGAACGTGTTGCGTTGCGACCTGAGACTGTAGACGCTGGTACTAACATTGAATTATTAGTAGATCGCAAGACAACAGAAGCTAGTTGCACTGTCGCTTTAACAAATGCTGCTGGTCTTGATGTGCAATCAACTATTACCTTGCCATATCCAATTAACAACACCAGCTCAATGGCTGTAGTGGGCCGCTTCTACGCTGGTAATACCATGCTGCATGGCCAAGTATTGATACCAATCAGCCAAACCTTGGCAGGTGGCGCTGGCGGCAATGGCACCTTAGTTGTAAGGGGTGACCTTACCGCTGCTAAGTTTTACGTTGGTGAGTTGTACGACCTGTTGTACGAGTTCAGCACTCAATACATCAAGGAGCAACCACCCGGTGGCGGTATGGCTATAGCTGCTGGCCCCAAGCTGCAGCTACGCACGTGGACCATGATCTTTGATAAGACCTCAGCTTTTGAAGTTAAGATCACGCCACGAGGCAGAGACACTAATACTTACCCCTACAACGCTATTACCCCTGGTGATGCTTCCTTGCTGGGTTCCCCTGGCATTAAGACCAACAGGTTTCGGGTACCAGTAATGACCGAGAATCTAAATGCTGTCATTCAATTGGCAAGTAGCAGCCCACTGCCGTGTCGTTTCCAATCAGCTGAATGGGAGGGCTGGTATCACACCAGGGCAACACGGCTATGATCAGACCTACAAAACCCAGTGATATACCTTGGGTAGCAGAACGGATGCGATCAGCCGACGTCGCTGAACTACAAGCTAGTTGTGGGCTTGATCCTAAAATTGCGCTGCTGCATAGTTTCCTAATTAGCAAACCATGCATGACAATGGTGTCACGTACAGGGGAGCCGTTAGCGATGGGGGGTGTAGCACCCGATGAATTGAATAGCAGGGTGGGTCGTATATGGCTGCTGGGTACTGATGCCATGGTGAAAGATCCAACCAATAAGACCGGGTTTTTGCGTAACTGCAGGGCCTGGGTAAATGCTATGCACCGTGAACACGACGTGCTGTGGAACTATATGGATGCTCGTAACGTTGTGCACCGCCGTTGGGTTGAATGGATGGGGTTTACCTTTATCGCAAAACGGCCAAACTGGGGAGCAGAGGGTCGACTATTCCTGGAGTTCTGCAAGGTGAACCATGTGTGAACCAATTTCATTGTCCGTTGCCTCAGCTGGGCTTGGCGTGGCTCAATCCATAGGTGGCTACCAGCAAGCACAGCAAAATACAGCATATGCTAATGCTCAAGCTGAGCAGCAGTATCAATACCAGCAACAGCAAGCCAGTGCTGGTCGTAATTATGAACAGTTAAAATACAACCAACAACAACAATTAATGCGTCAGACACGGTTGCTGGCTGACAATGCTTATGCCGATGAGATTTCACAAATCAACCTACGGTTAATGCAAGAGCAAGAAGCATCTGCTCAGCAAAAACAAAAGGCAGCAAGGGAAGGATTACAAGCTAGAGGTGCAGTTGTAGCCGGTGGTCGTGTTGGCAATAGCATTGATGCTTTGGTTGCTGATTACCAAAGGCAGCAAGCTCAATTTGATTATGCTACAGAAAGAAAACTAGCGTTTACGACAATGCAGCTGCAG